ATCTTAAAATAGAATCTTCCCGAAAAAATTTCTCAGTAACAAAGTTGAAAAAATCAAATCGAAAATAAGAGCATTCTCTAGCAAAAACACATTTTTGCGATTTTTTCAAAAATTCGAGATTTTGGGCAAAAATTTTTGGACATTTTTTTGAATTACCCAAAAATTACCCAAAATTACCCTAAAATTACCATTTACCCCTTTTTTTTTACCATTTACCCCAATTATCCAAAAATGTCCATTTATCAAAAAACCCATTTTTAAAATGGACATTTTCAAAAACGCGTTTTTTTGTTCTCTAAAAAAAAGAACATGAGAACATAAAAAAGCATCACTTGATATATGATAATAATTATGATATGTGATGTAAAATAGATAACTAGGATGTTTTTTATTTGTTCTCTAATGTTCGAAAAAACATCAGATAAAAATCCGCTCCGCTATTTCTCCGCAAAAATAAATAACTTATTTTAAAAGTATTTAGGGGTAAATGATAATATTACCATATATTATGGATACATTAAAAACCCCAAAAACCCCAAAAGAATTTATATGTGAATGTTGTGACTTTAGTTGTAGCAATAAAAAGGATTATAATCGACATTTATCCACACGAAAACATAAAAAGATAATTGAGGATAAAAATGTATCATCTCTACCCAAAGAATGGATCTGTGAATGTGGGTCTTCATATAAATTTTCATCGGGATTATCTAGACATAAGAAAAAATGTACTATTGTTAATAAAAATATTCAAACAACAAATGAAAAAGAAAATGAGAATGATAAGAAGGAAATTGCAAAACTTACAGAACAAGTAGGTATATTGACAACAGCATTATCAACTGCTATTAAGGAAGGTAAGTTAGGAAACACAACAAATAACACAACAAATAACACAACAAATAATCAGTTCAACTTGAATATATTCTTAAATGAGAAATGTAAAGATGCGATGAATATAGAAGATTTTGTAAATCAAATAAAGTTACAATTATCAGATCTGGAAACCCAAGGAAGTTTGGGATATGTAGAAGGGATTTCAAATATATTTATCAAAAACTTAGATGAGATGGATGAGGATAAAAGACCTATACACTGTACAGATACAAAACGAGAAACACTTTACGTAAAAAATGAGGGTACTTGGGAGAAAGGAGAAAGAGGAAGAGACCATATGAAAAAAGCGATAGATACAATATCAAAGAATAACATTAAACAATTTGGACGATGGATAAATGAAAATCCTCAATGTAAAGTACCACATACTCCGAAAGCGGATCAATTTCATCAGATATCATCAGAATGTGGAGGAAGTATAGAAGAAAAAAATATAGATAGAATAATACGAAAAATAGCGAAGGAAACAACTATAGAAAAAAAATAAAAGCAGAAAAGTATATATTGAATATAATTTTAATATATACTTTATATATGTTGAATATCCAACCAAGTATCATAAAAAATATAGCGATAAGTGCGTCGCCATTTTTAATATCATTACCATTTACAGTATTAGATGTAAATAAATTTGAAAAAGACAACGATAAAGCATTATGGCAGCCACCTGGATATGTATTTGGAATAGTTTGGCCTTTACTATATATATCATTATTCTATATGAATTATTCAATACTAACAAATCCAAAAATATCAGAAGGACTTAAAAAAATAATTGCACGAGATACACTAATTGAATCAGGACTTCAAGGACTTTGGTTATATATATTTCGTTTTAATGAACAAGTAAAAGGAAGAACAAATAATCAGTATTTTTTTGGTATGATAACGTTGTTATCTCTATTGTGTTTTGGTGTATATAGAATATCAATACTAATTAAAAGTGAAGTAAGACAATATTTGTATAATTATTTACCATACTTTATATGGATAAATTTTGCGAGTATATTAGGATATCAACTATTTATGGGTATTACCAAAAAGGTTTAATTATGATAATTACATTTAGTACAGAAGGTATATGTATCTCCATACATACCATCTTCTCTTTCTCTAACCATATTATGTCCTTCTAACGAACATAAATAACATAGATTTTTTTCAGCTATTCTAATTTTATCTTTAAGTAAAATGATCTCATCTTGTTTGTTATAAAGTAATTGCTTTAAGTTATTAAGATCTGCTTCAGCTAACTCAAATTTGTGAGAAATTGTTTTATTAGTTGTATCACTCATATTAATTAATTATATTATATATTAAAATATAATTAATATGTAAATCAATTATAATCGAAATTAGTATACGTAATTCTTATTAAGTATGAGGATGTATGTTTTCTTGCTATTTATTCTCTTGCATCTCTTGCATCTTTTGCCTCTCTTGCTTCCTATTCGCTTGTGTTTTCTTCCATCTCGTCAGTTCTTTGGGAATTACTTTTTTTATGTTTGGTGGTGGTGGTGGTGGTAATGATAAAGAATGAAACCCTTGTGATGCTGCTTGTTCAGGTTCAGGCTCATAAAATAATTTTTTAATTATATAATACTCACCTCCTTTTGTAAAACTATAATCATTAATTGCTTCTTTTATTTTTATTTTTTTCTCCCATTCTTCATAATATGAAGTTATTTCATCTTTAATACTTTGTTCTTTATGATATAATGTTCCTGCTAAATAATAATGTTTTTCATGCATAATTAATTTAAAAAATTTGGAATATAAAATTACGAAATAGTTATAAATATTTTGATGAGTTCTTTTTGTTTGTTTAATAGAATTTAACAACTTTTGGTTGTTATTAATTAAATAAAATATATTATCAAGAGCAGTATTAATGATAATAGGTAGTTTGTTAACTAAATATGTGTTATCAAAAATGTCATCTTTAAATATAATTATATTAATATCATCTTTAAATACACCACCTGTATATTTATTATTATATAAGAATTCAACCATAGTAATAAGTTCTTCTAAATTTGGCGCGATGATAGTTTCAATTTTAGCATAACTTTGTATATATTCTTGAGTAGTTTTATCAAGGGTTTCATAAGAATATTTATTATAATCTGTTGATAATATATTATCTTTAAAGTAATTAGTTGTCATATAAAGTAATATAATATATTTTTAAATTTTTATATCATATAATAATTGAAGACAGTAACGGTCATAATCAATCATATTAGGAATAGATCTTGAGAATACACCATTATTAATAATAAGAACATCACCTACAAATGTGTCAATATATAGTTCTTTATTTAATAATTCATTAATATCATCTTGTTCATAATTAGAGGGATTACCATAATTAATAATTTTATTATCATGATCAATATTATAATATTTTTGGATAATATCATCAGCATCCTTAAATATAGTAACTGTTCCGTTAGGAAAATTATGTAAGGGAATAAAAATATTAATATATTGTGTTTTAACAATATTAGTAGGTAATGTATTTTGTCTAGTAATACATAAATTAACTTCTGTTAAATTAATAGAGAAATTTCTGTTAACAAAAGAATTATTGTTAATAATAAGTTCATTTCTAATAAGAGTATTAAAATCATTAAGAATAGTTTGTAAATGATTAAAATCAGGAGTATTTTTAGAATTTAAAGTGTAATTATAGTTACCTTTTGTATTATGATTTAATTGTTTATACATTTTAGTTTTATCAGTAATTTCAGATTCGTACATAGGACGTATAATCTCATATATATTGTTAATAAAGTCAGGTGTATAATATTGTTTGAATAATAAATGAGTATTACCATTTTTAAAAGTAGAGAAATTATTGGTCATTATAAATTATAAATAATAAAAAATAATTATTTATAATTATTAATAAATATAAATAATATAATGAAATTAGTGTAAAAGAGAGTAGTCAGTACTAAATAAACGACACATATTTCTAGCTTCAGGTTTATCCTCATCAGGAAGTAAAATTTTTCTAATAATATTATTTTCTCTAAATCGTATAGTATAATCTAATTGAAATTTATTTCTTCCAATACGTCCCATAGCTTGAATAGCTTTTTCTTGTGTTAAATCTTTAATAAGATCTTTACTGAGATATCCATGACAGAATTGATAGTTAGTACCATAAATATAATCACCATCAGCAATAATGAGATATAATTTCTGGTTAATAGCAAATTCTTTAACTAGCTCAGTATATGTGATACTAGTACTTTGTGAGAATAAACCAATACCAAGTAAAAGTAAAACCTTCCATATATCATCAACATCTTTAATGGCCATCACCTTTTCAACGTCAGAATCAATAATCTTAGATGTATAAGGAGATGATGATGAAGATGATGAAGATGATAAATTAGTCCATTTATTTAAGTGATCAATTTTATTAGGGATGTAAACATCTGGTAATGTAACAGATTTAATAAGTTTAGTGAGGTTATTAATTTCATTTCTCATATTCTTTATAGCGGGAGGTATAGTATCCTTATTAATTCTCTTTTCCTTTTCTTCAAAAGGAGCCATAGCATCTTCATAATCTTTTTCAAGTTTAGTAAGTTTATTGTTAATAGTATTATTAAATGTAATAGCATCACTAATTTCTTTCATAATATTAGCAGGTATTTTGGCCATATGTAAACAGAATTTAGCAATTTTATCAACATCACTAGCAATATATATAGTAGGTCCATCGGTTAATGTATAAGAGTCAGAAGTAGTAATATTAACAAGACCAGAAGATTTAATATGTTTGCTAGTGATGTCATGACTAATTGTTCTTTTAAAATCGAATATATTACTATTATTAGAAGTCTTACTATCAAAACTATGTGCTTTTGTCAAATTATCTGACTCAATACCTTTAGGATTAGGTGTAAATTTATAAATACGAGTACCAATAAACATGTTGTAAATAACTGTCCATTTGTAAAGACTATTATTAATACTGTCAAGAATATTAAGATAATTTAATTTAATGTTCAACATATTAACATCTTCAATAGTTTGAAATACATTAGAGATATGATAAGAAGAATCAAACATTTCTTTTTTTCTATTAATCCATATAATAAATTTAGATATTTCATTAAGATCAAGATATCTTAGGATAGTTTTATTATTTCTAATGTGGTGAACAGAATTTCGTAAATCTTTATATGTATCAAATAATAAGTGCGGTAATTCAACATAACCATCTTTATTAATGATAGAAATTGTTTTTTTACATTCATAACTTTTAATAACAGAAACATTTGTAGGAGTATCAATATTTTGTTGAAGCTTATTTATCTCAATATCAATATTTTCAATCTTGCTGACATATATATCAATATAGTCATTATAATCTGATGGTTTTGATGATTCGGATGATTGTTTTAATGATTCAAGAAGTTCCTCGAGTTCTTTTTTATTTTTCTTTAGTTCAATAAGACGTCTGTTATAAGTGAATTTAAATCTATCTTCAAAATCTTCAATAACGGTATCGATTTCATTTTCGTTAGGAAGTGTAGCAGACGATAAGATTACATTAGGTATGAGATTGATAGACCAGTTTTTTTGTATAATTTCATGAAAGCTATGTTCAGAATAATCAAGTGTAATGGTGGGTTCGTCCCAATATGTAATAATATCATTTGGTTTGTTCCATGAAAGCATGTAATTCATAGATGCTTCATAAGAAAGTAGGTCACAAATAATAATTTCAACTTTGCTTCCATCACTATTATCGACCTTTTTATTGCCATCTTTATATTTAATGTCTTGACCTGTTTTGTGGTGTTTAACATAACTGGCAGCAGCTGAATAATGTAGTCTGATTTCACTAGCATCATTACATCCAAATGCGAATGCGATTTTTTTACCAGCAGAAATAGCAGATTTTGAAAGAGCAATACCAACATGTCTAGCGGCACAAACAAATATAATTTTGTATTTTTCAGATAGACCAAGAGGAGATAGTGTCTTACCAGTAGCAGTAGGTGCGATATATAGAACAAGATTCCTATTAGAAACTTTATCTTTATTAAATATGTTGAATAACTGTTGTTGATGACCATATAATTTAATATCTGAGTAATGGATTAAACATTGGTTTTTTTCAATATATTCTTGAGAATTTTCAATAATGCTTTCAATTTTCATTTCTGATAGGTATGAATCCAAAATATAATTTTGGAACTCTATTACAAATGTATTAACACCTTCGATAGTTTGTATTTTCATTTGTGAAAGAGTATAATAAAAGTACTGCCACTGTGGTAATTTCTTCTTCCTATTTTTTAGAATATGTGTAATAACTTCAATAATGGTAAAGTCAAATATAGTATGACAGTTATTGGATATATATTCCTTGTCTTTATTTTCAATTTTAAATGAGTCACTTTTTTTAAGGGTATTACAACTTTTTGGTTTTGAAGGTATAGTATAGTCAATATTATATTTTTTAATTAGTGATTCGATCAAAGGTACGAAATGAATAGTAAATAAATGATAATGCATAGCGTCATTAACGTCACTGATTTTAATGAAGCTAATTAATGATAAATTTTCGTTATATTTAATTTCCGTGTTATAAAAACCTTTTATTATTAACTTGATAATTTTCATCTCATCTTTATCAACAGGTCTTTCGACCGAATTCCATTCACTTTTAGTTAATTTTGTTTGGTTTAAATCCATAATTAATTTTCTATATTTCTTTTAAATTATTTTAAATATATATATCAATTTTTTTTAAAACGGTAATTATTAATTATTTATCTATATGTATTCCATTTATCATTTAAAAATTGATACACATTTTTTGTTGTTTTACGGTATATTACAGTCCACGTAGAGCAGTTACTAGAGTTACAAACAAAATATTTGCATTTTGATAATATCAAAAATGCTGGGAACAAATAATTAATAATTTCATTATAATTATTTTCAACAACACTTTTTTCAAATCTTCCAACTTCATTAAATTTATGTATTCCTATATGTGATGTAGTTGTTCTTAATTCTTTAATAAAAATTGAATCGAAATTTTCTTTTATATAATTTAAAAAATCAGTAGAATCTGTAACAACGAAAATTTTTAATTTTGGATCATTTTTTAATATTTCATTTAATTTATTTTTGTAATCTTCAAATTTACCAATATTCGTTTCCTCCTGTTTATCGGTCATTCTAACATATAATCCAATACAATTATTAACAAAAATTTTATTTTGTCTAATTAATTTGTTAGAATTATTAATGATTGTACCAGTTGGTGTAAAATATTTTTTTATAATATCTTCATGTTCATTTGAATAATTAGATATTTTCCATAATGAATTGTAATGCTTTGTTGTATTAATATTTATATTACTAATATTTTCAAAAAAATTACTTGTTATATCATCAAAAGATGGACGTTCCCATAACCAATAAGGATTATATAAAGACATTAATTTTGTACAATCAATATGTTCAGGAATACTTTTATTCGCATTAATATAACTAATTATTTCATTTAATTTTACGCTGCAGCATGAAAAAAAACCTGCGTTGTGTTTGCATACAAGAACAGTCATTAACTATTAATTATAAAAAATATTTAAATACATAACATAATATAATATTATATATGGAAAGAACTATTCCAGTTTTTGTGCGTAGATCTATAAGATTATCAGCAAAACCAAAAGTGGATTATAGAGAAAAAAGTGATTTAACTGAGCTTGAAGAATTAACCAAATTATGTACTATACAGGAATATAAAATCCGTGCACTTCGTAGAAAAATAAAGTTTTATGAGCAGATTACTAGTTAAACCGAAATAGTTGATACTTGTCTATTACTAATAAACTGAACAGTTCCCTCTTTTCCGACTTTTTTTAAATTTTTAACAGGTGTATAATTAATTTTTAAATTTTTTAAATTTCTATATTTTGTATGTTCTTTACATATAGTAGCAGCTTCAAGTACTGTTAAATTATCTGGATATTCATCTTCAATGATAACGAAACATGATGGAAAAGAACGTAAATGAAACCAAAGATAGTTTTCATTTGTATCAAGCAAATTCCAGTTTTCTTTGGCGTTTTGCCCAACAATAATATTAATCCCGTTATACGTAATGGTTTTCATGTTATTTATATATTATATAAATAAATAACATAATATTAATCAATTTTTTTACTTTCTGCGTTTAATAGTTCTCTTCTTTTTCCTGTTATTTTTTCTTCTTTTGGTTTTTCTTTTTCCTCCTTTAGGTGTCATTCGTCTTACACCAGGTGGTAGAGGGGCGGTTGGATTCGATAATATTGAATAACCAGTGGATGGTTTTTTATTGTCATTTACTTTACGTACTTTGTTAGGAGGTTCATTTGGATCATAACTTCGTTGTTGTTTAATTCTTGGGTCACTTCCCCTTTCCATTTTGTCTAATGACATATCGAAAAACCTTTTTGCTCTTTCCGGGTTGCTGGTAGTATTCGATAAATTATATAATCCTTGGGCTATTCCATAATTAGTACCTGTTCCGAATGATACTGATTTCTTTGTTCCTTTTCCAGATCCAGCATTTTTTCTTCTTCTGGTTTTTCTTTTTCCTCCTCTACTTTCTTTTGCCTTTTGAAGCATACGATTTCTTCGTTCTCTTAATACGTTTCCTCTATTTCTCCTATTATCATCTATTCTTTTTCTCTCGGCTGCTCTTTTTTCTTCACTTTCTTTTTGTTTTCTTTGCTTTTCATCATATTCTCTATCGAATTTTTCTTGTTCTTCTCTTTGTTTTTTAACTTCGGGTGGTTCAATCCATGTACTCTCCGCATTTATATTTGAGTCTGGGTTTTTATAGTTTGGGTCATTTATATTAACCCAATATGGGCGTGGTGTTCCATCTGGTAATTTTTTACTTCTTGAAAATTGCTTTTGCCATTCTTTGGGAATTTCTTGAGGTTCTTGATCAGAATCTTCTTCATCACTACTGTCGGGGTTGTAGCCGTGATATTGAATAACCCAGTTATCATCATTTGTAGGGTCAGGTATATCAGCGGCAGACCTTGCGTCATAATCTCCTATATTTTTCCATACTAAGTCACCATCATCATCAGGAAGTTTATCATATAATGGAAATTGGTGCCAACTTTCGTTATAAGGTGCATAATATATTTTATGACCGTTATATGTAACTTCTTTTAGTGAATCTACAAATTTTTTATACTCTGCCTCTCTTTTTTCTTGTTCAAACTCTTCTTTACTTTTTGTTATTACTAATTTATATTGTGGTTTTAGTGGGTAAATAAACTTACCACCCATCATATGATAGCCTGAATTATCAGGATATTCAAAAGCTTTTTGTTTTGATCCATCAATAACACTTATAGAAGAAGGTATTTCTTGACCAGAAGGAGGAATACTCTCACCTGTTATGTATCCAATTTGTGTAGGATAATGTGTTTGAGGGTTACGGTCATGCTGACGCCAATCATCAAAGAAAAAAATACGATTTACACCTCTTTCCATAGCGTAATGTTTTTTTTCATGTATAATAAATTCAACGCTTATTCTACCCATACTATCAGTATTAGGTCCTCTTTTTGAAACACTAGGTTTTGGTGCTGGTTTTGGAGATTCTTGTTGAGCAGATATTTTTTCAACTGGTGCTTCTTCAGTAGGTGCTTCTTCGACAGCTTCTTCCTTTTCACAAGCAGCTTTTATGCCCGCCTTAGCTCTAACGATATGTCCAGCGATTGGTCTAATATTTAAAAACAAAGGAAAATTATGATATAAGTTTTTATACCAAAATTTGCATCCGTCACCAGAACCCCAACCTAATCCAGTATCTACAAATGCTTGTCTAATCGCCCTAATGTGTGGAGTTAATTTATCATCGTCTCCTTCTGCCATAGGTAATTCAGGTAAATTAATACCTCCTGTTAATTTATCAGCATGAGTTTCACGTAATTTATCATAAACAGATTTAAATTTTTCTTGAGATTTACTCCATTGGACATTTTGAGTTCCACTTGGAAGAAGAATTACGTACTCATGATCATCAACAATCATCCTTTTCTCCCTATCTTTTTTTTTAGTTTTATAATCAGGATTATCTGTGTTAAATTCAGTATATTTAAATCCAGACATATTGTATATATTATTCCAACATAAAAAATCACCATTTAGATTTTTTGACATTGATTTTAGGTCCTGAAGATTTTTTACGGGAGGCTTGTGGGTCATACGCATCATCGTCATCATCATCACCTAGATTTTTGGACATTTCCCAAAATTCTTTGGAACCAAGTTTGAAGTCACCATGTGGGTCAGCTTTATACCAAAAAATTTGGTCGTGTAATTTATTTGATTTAGAATTGTTATTAATTACTAAACATTCATAGTTTTCAGTACATTGGTCCATAACTTGACAGAAAGATTCGAATGTAGGAAACATACCAGCATAATTTTCATAAATTCTCTTACGATTAGTAATGTAAGGTTCTCTTAAAATAAATACATAATCAATATTGGTTCTTAAATTAGGTGGGATACCTAATGGGTATTGCATAGTAATAACAAGCATAATTTTCCAATGACGACCGTTCATGAAAAGTAATCTCATCATTTTATCTTTAGCCCAACCATTATCATAAAGACAATCATCAAGAATAACAAACGTGCGTGGGTCAATAGTAGTACGTTTAAATGTTTCTTGTTCTTTTTGCATTTGCTTTAAAACACCACGTTGACGTTTTAAAATATTTTCAACAATAGCAGTATTATATTCGTCATGAATAAATAATTTAGGTACATGTGTTCCGTAGAAACCATTACCTTCTTCAGTACCAGAGATAACAGTACCAATAGGGATATCTTGATGATAATACAATAAATCTCTAACTAAGAAACTCTTACCAGTATCTCTTCTTCCAATTAAAACACAAACTGGGCCTTTGTTTTCATTTGGCTTAAAACTAATTTTTTTCATATCGAATCGTTTAAGTTCGAGGGTCATAATATAGTTTAAGTTAATTTTTTTGATAAATGAACTAATAAATGAACTAATAAATGTAGTAATAAGTTAAAAATGACATAAAAAAAAATAATTAAATCGTAATGTTAAATTACCTAAAAAACAAAAATGAAGGGCTATTTAATAGTTTAGAAAACTTGGATGAGGAATATGGAAATGTTTTAAACTGTCAAAATTATATACCGATTTATGAAACATTATTTAAAAAGAGTGATGAAGATAATGAGAATACGATGTTAATATCAAAAGAAATAGTAACAGAACTGAAACATAAAGAGAATAATATATTTAATTCGGTGTTATTGGATGTAAGTAATAACATAAAAAGTGAAAGGGAAATATTTATAAAGTTTTCTCCGATAATGAATTTAACAAGATATTTAACAGGTAAATATGAGAAGGATGATATATTTAGTTTACCGAAGAATAGTAAAAGTAAATGTCATGAAAAAATAATGGATTTAACAAATACATCATACACTGATAGTTTATTTTCCTATATATCATCGTTGTTACTAAACGATTATAATATGTTTCATGGTATAAATTACTATGGTAGTATATTGGGAATAAAGAATAATTATAAGGTAAATATAGGTGATGATATAGATTATTTGTTAGAGTCTGAATATTTTATGAATAACCTAGATAGAAATTACAGATTATGTGGGGATATGGATAAGATAAATGAAATAAAATCGATGAATAACGTATCAAAGAAATATAAATCAAAGTTGAAAATAGAGGAAGATTGGAATGATAATGCAGCAGAGCCTATGATAGAAGATAAAATGATGGATTTTGAAAATGTATTTAAAGATGAAGAAACAAAGAGTGTAAATGGATTGGAAGAAATGACGGTATTTAATATAAATAAGGATTTATTAAAGGAAAATATATCATTAGATGAAGATTCAGATGATAGTAATTCATCAAGATCAGTAAATACAGGAGAATTATCAGAAGATGATATATCATCAGATGATGGTACAATATCAGATGGTGAAGAGGATGAATATTCCGATGATGAATGTTCACAAGATGATGAGGAATTGGACATAAATGTAGTGATAGATAAATTTCCAGTACAATTAATATGTATGGAGAATTGTAAAGATACATTTGATAGCTTAATAGAGAATGGGTTAGGTAAGGATGAGTGGGTATCGGCATTATTTCAGATAATAATGATATTGATAATATATCAAAAAGCATTTTGGTTTACACATAATGATTTGCATAGTAATAATATAATGTATCAAGAGACAAGTAAAAAATATGTATACTATAAATATAATGAGGTATATTATAAAGTACCGACGTATGGTCGTATTTATAAAATAATAGATTTTGGTAGATCCATATACAAATATAAAAAATATGTATATTGTCCTGATGCGTATAAAAGGGGTGAGGATGCATCAAGTCAGTATAATTTTGGGATTTACGTAAATAAAAAGAAGAAGGAGATAATGCCGAATTTTAGTTTTGATTTGTGTAGATTGGGATGTTCAATATTTGATAATGTTTTTACTTTTAATATGGCAGATGAGTATAGCCAAAAATACATAGATATGAAATGTAAAAAGGATGAAATAGCAAAGTTAATAAATGATTGGTGCATGGATGATAAAGGTAGAAACGTATTATATACAAGTGAAGGAGATGAAAGATATCCAGAATTTAAACTGTATAAAATGATAGCTCGTACAGTAAACAATTGTTTACCTGAAAAACAATTGGAGAAGCCAATATTTTCTAAATTTATAGTAGCAAAAAAGATGATACGTAATAATTTCCGCGATAAAAATATTTTATACTTAGATATAGATAAAATACCCAAAATGTATGCTGATGAAACTATGAATACAAATGAATAATAAATATAAATGATAATAACGTGTAAATAGGATTTATATTATATTAAATATAATATAAATTTATAAAGACTAAAATGCGGCTTTGTCAGTAAATACACTAACACCTCCTCCTTTAGAGGACGATTCGTAAAATTGTTCGTATATAAAAAAAGCAGCAAGAGAAGAGATAAAGATAATAAAACTTTCCTTAAATAACTCTTTAATTGGCAAAAGGTCTTTTTGTGTAACCTTTAATTCGGTAAACTTAAATACTAAATAACAAGCTGTTACAATCATAGAAATGGTAAAGCTATCCATAAGAAAAAGTAATAATAGATTAATTAAAAATTAACGAATTAGTTTAAAATTTCAAGATTGTCTAGAAGAATATCTGGTTTATTGTCAATAGATTCGCTGATATTGCTAAAGTCAAGATCACTTAAAGGTATATCATCTCCTAAAACGAGTTTTTCATCATCATCATCATCATCATCTTGATTTATTTTACTTTCTAATTCTCTTTTTTTGTTTAACTCTTCTAAGAAGTCAATATTTTTAGGTGCTTCGACCTCTTCTTTTTTATCATCACCAGTTAGAATACTGTCTGTATCATTAAATTTAATAATTTGATTTTCGGTATCTTCGTCGTCAGTATTAATTTTTAAGAATACATTTTCTTTTTCTTCAGTAGTAGAATCTCCTCCTTTAAGTTCTTCTTTCTTGGATTCTTTGGATTCTTTGGATTCTTTGGATTCTTTGGATTCTTCTTCTTTCTTAGATTTATTGAGTTCTTCTTCTTTCTTAGATTCTTTGGGTTCTTCTTCTTTCTTAGATTCTTTGGGTTCTTCTTCTTTCTTTTCAATTTTTTCTTCTAAAATTTCTTCAATAATATCTTCTTCAGCAGTTTCATCAATATAATTTTTCAAAATAGTTTCGATGGGTAAACTTTCTCTAATAGTAGTAAGAATGCATTCTTGAATAATGATTTCTAACTCTCTATTATTCTTTTGTTTTTGTAAAGAATTAACAAATTTATCAAAAAGATAGACATTTGTATAAATTTTTCTAGCGGATTGAATATAGCAGTTATGAATAAAAATATTAATTTTAGGAATTGCCAAGTCAATTTTTTTTTGTTGATTACCTACTCTAACACTAGTTAATAGTTTTAAGTGAATGATATGGACACAAGTAATTAAATCATTAATATATCCACAACCACTAGTCTCAATAATTCGCTTGACTTCTTCCTCAACAGTAGCATTACTCCATTTTGGAACTTGAGTAATTAAATTTTGAAATGTCATAAGATATTTATCTTCTTCATCATTTTCGGAACATAATGTCCATGCTTCATTAAAAATTGAATTAAATCCATTAATAATACATGGGGTTAGAGTGGTAAGTAATCTAGCACACCATTCGTTTTTTGATTCATGCAGGGAGGAAACTGAAAAATCATCCATACTTAAATAAATGATATATTTTCTAAATCCAAATCAGAACGTAAATAAATAAAATAAAACAACATAAATAATAATTGTTTTTCATTTCTAAATTCTTTTTTAATTTTATTGAAAAAAATAATAATTTCGTATTTTTTATCATCTGAAATATTAGTTTTACTAGTTTCAAAATGTTCAATAAAATCAAATGTGGAATAACCTTTTTGATAATAATTTTCTGCTAATATAATAATATCATTAATATTATATATATATTGGTCATTAACAATTTTTTTAAAAGAAGTTATGTTTTTTTTTCTGTAAGATTTATATATTGAGTTTGTATTAAGATTGTATTGATGTAAATTAACAAAACCTTCGATTTTTTTTTCTGGAATATATATTTCACAAAAACGACTTAATATGGGTTTTAATAAAGAGAATCTGTTTTGTACTACTAGAAAGAAGCGAGTAGTATGTGTAAATAATTCAATACATCTTCTTAGTGCAGATTGTGCATCAATAGTAAGGCAGTCAGCATTTAATAAAACAATACTTTTAAAATTATTATTTTTAAATGAAATATTTGTTTTTGAAAATAGTTTTAAATCTTCTCTAATAAATTTAATGCCCTTACCATGTGAACAGTTAACACACATGACATATTCTTTAATTTTTTCTTTATTGTTATCATAAATTTTATCAATAAAATCAAAAACGATAGTTTTTTTTCCACTACCAGACAAACCATGAAAAATAATATTAGGAATTTTTGATTCCTTAAGAAAATAATCAAGTTTTTGTATAATATCAGTATGAATATCTAACTTTTGCATGATAGTTAATAATATTTTAAAATAAATGTTTAAACTATTATTAAAAAAATTAATAAGTAGATGTAAGAGATTGTGTATATGGATTTTTCTTGAATGCTTCAAGAATATTAGGTTCGATCCTTTGAACAGCGAGGTCTTGTCTTAATTGATATGGTGCGTCTTGATAACCCATATTATTGACACTTGGTGGAGTAGTAGTTAATGCACTACCTGCTGGTCCAAGATATGTGTTAACTCTATCACAGTCAAGTTTTGAAGTATTATAGTTGACGTTTCTTACAACATGATTACTATTTCCATGATTAATTCTGGAAGCCATTAAAGCTTCTTTACTTTGATTTATATTAGCACGTGAAGCACTATCATATGATGTATGCCCATTTGATACACCACTTCCTCCTCCTGCACCAATATATTCTATATGATTATTGACTTTATCAGAATAAGCATTATGTGTATTTAAATGATAAGCACCACTTCTAGGTCCTTCTACATTAAGATGGTTTTCAGCACAAACATCCATTTCTCTATTTGTTACTTTGAGTTTATCATTAGGATTATTATTATATGTAGCATTAACTGGCATGGACATATTACCATATTGTCTGATATTTCCGATATATCCCTCTTTTCTAGATGGCTTTAACATATCCATAAATGGAGCAGTTACTGCTCCCATAGCACCTTTAATAGCACCAAAAAATCCCGCATCATCGTTACATGTACGGTTATTCTCTTCAATAGTAATAGAATTTAATCCATAGTCACCCTCAGATGCTGGAGCTCTACCAATAGCATTAACAGATGTAAGTGGTGTTGTTTTAGAGTCTTCTCTGCGACTATCACTATATTCACCTGGAATATATGCTTTTTTGGCATGTGATGATGCTATACCTTCATATGCAGTTGTTGTATTAGAGCGATTTTCATGTTTTAATTCAATATTACTGCGTGCAGTTTGACCTTTTTCTAAACCTGTTGTTGTAAAACCCCATCCTAAAGCATGTTTATCCGATTGCATACTTTCCATACCATCGTAAAATCTATCGGGTCTATTTTTTTCAACCTTACCAACATTTGCTTTATTGGCATATTCTTTAATATAATATGATGCAGGACCTTTATGACCGTCTAACGAGTATGATTGTTTAGGATTATTTTTTGCTCTCAGTTCATCAACACCTCTAGGTTTATACGAATCTCGTGCTTCTAAAGCGCTGTTAAATCCCTGATTAGAACTATTTGTAGTATAACCTTGATTTAATCCAGGAGCAACTTTTACTTCTTCCCAAGGTTTTGAGTTTGCATGTCTCATACTAGGATTAACTCTAGATTGAACAAAATCTGTTTGAATAGGCGCCCCTGTTGGATAATTATAATTTTGTTGAGGTTGAAACAAAGGAGCATGTTCTGTTTTAGAAACATATTGACTACCACTTCCAACCATAAGGTCCAAAATAGGTTCGTTTGAACTATAATCAGATGTATGTCCTCTTATTTTAGCACCAAAATACGGTTGCATATTATTATGTTTTAGTTCTTTGCTACTTACGGTGTTTCCCGTTAATGAAGTAAATTGTTTAACATTTTTTACATTTATATCATTATATTGATTATCATATGAAATTTCATTATTGTAGTACTTATCTCTTGGTTGTTGTGAATTATATCCCTGAACAGTTGAATCTCTAAGTTCATCATTACTAATTACAGGGTAATTTTTAGGTGTATTAGCGTTAGTAATTACTTTATTATTTTCATTATTTACATTTACATAACTTTCTTTCTTTTTTTCTTGGCGATGCATATTAATTAAACCTGCACCTGCAACAATAGGTATTAATAATTCCATAATATATAATCTGATTATATTATTTTATTCTTAAATACAAATTTATTCTAAATTAAAGAAAAATAAAGTTACTAGAATTTAGGCACATTATTATAATTTTTTAAAAAAAAAATCTAAATATATTCTATATAATGCCTATACGCGTTAGCAGAAAGAAAACAAGTCTTAAACGTAGAAATTCGTTGAAAGGAGGTTTTTGGTTTGGCGGCGATGACGAGCTTGAAGACCCAGTTCAAAATGAAATGATGATGCCCGATGAGGAGAAGGATGGAGACGGTGAGCTTTCTATGGAGGGTGGTCGTCGTCGCAGAAGATCAAGTGCTTCTAGAAAGACAAAAAGAGGTGGAAAGAAGGCCAAGAAGGCCAAGAAAACAAAGAAGGCCAAGAAAACAAAGAAGGCCAAGAAGGGTAAGAAATCAAGAAAACACTAAATTAAATTAAATTATATATTAATATAATTATTATATATATAATGAAAAAAAGAGTTTCATTAAAGGTGAGAACAGGTGGAAAAAAGAAAGATAAATCAAAAATAAAAACAAAAAAGAAAGGTGTTATTCCCAAACATCCTACACCTTTACATCGTTTATCATTAGGAGGAACTAGAAGAAGACGACTATATAAAAGAAAGACTGTTAAACATACTTATTCACAATTACCTTCGCCGATTGGAAGACGTAGAAGAAAAAGTAAAAAATAAAAATATGTTAAATGTTAATTTAAAAAATATTATATATTTTAAATGAGTTTTATAAATGATGTATTTATTCCAAATTATTATAATAAATTAGGAATAAGAAGAGATACTTTTTTAGAAATTTTTAAACAATTAGAAAATAAAAAGGAAAAAAATTATTGTATAATTGAAACAGGTGCTGCTAGAGGTGGTCCGAATGATATGGAAGGTAATGGTAGTAGTACATACTTATTTGATAAATTTGTAAACTTCTATGATGGATTTGTGATATCGTTCGAACTAAATAAAAATACAGCAAAATTAGTAAATTCAAGTACATCAAAAAAAACAACAGTTATAAGTAAAGACAGTATAGAAGGTATTAATACATTAATGGATAAGACGTATTTTTTAGACTTATTATATTTAGATAGCTTAGATACAAAATTTGATAATGATGAAGAAAGTGCCAATCATGCTTTAAATGAATTAAAATCAGGTATTTTTTATTTAAAAAATAATTCTATGATATTTATAGATGATACACCAATAAATATAAATTATTTACCTCCATGGGTAAAAAATGACAAAGAAAGAGGACAAAATCCAAATTATATAAATTCATTAAAATTTCCATGTGGAAAAGGTAGAAAAATATTAGAATTTATAAAAGATAAAAAGGAGTTTGAAATTATAAAACATGAATATCAAGTTTTATTAAAATATAATGTTAGTGAAGTAGTACCAAAAACATTTCATAGAACTTGGACGACAAAAGAAATAGATTATAATATATTTAAACCAATATGTGTTGAATCATGGAAAAAATATAATAATGATTATACATTTAATTTATATGATGATAATGATAATAGAAATTTCATATTAAACTATTACCCTTGGTTTTTAAAAATATATGATAGTTATGAAAAAAATATTATGAGAGTAGATGCTGTACGATATTTTTATTTATTATATTATGGAGGAATATATGTTGATTTAGATTTTGAATGTTTTAAATCACTTGATAAATATATTACAAAAGAATCACATTTTATTACAAACTATAAAGACTGGGTTAGTAACGCAATAATGATTTCTGCTCCACAACAAATAATATATAAGGAAATAATTGTAAAAGCACTTATACCAAATTGTAAAAATGAAAATGTGTTATTTTCAACAGGTCCTGGTATGTTAAGCAAGTTTTTATTACCAAAATATTCTACATATATATCATCAAACGGATTGTCAGATAAATTATTTTATCCTATTAAATGTAATCAACCATTTAATGAAAATTATGATAAATTAGATAAAGATACTGTGGTTTGTGTGCATCATTTTGCTGGTTCTTGGGTTAATAAATAATACATTATTCAATAATAAATTTATGTTTTATTATTGAATTTGGGCTCAGCGGGGAATTGAACCCCGGACCTCCTGCACCCAAAGCAGGAATCATACCACTAGACCACTAAGCCACTTTACTAGTGCGGGGAATCGAACCCCGATTTCCTCCGTGTAAAGGAGGTGTACTAACCGCTATACTACACCAGCATTTTAGGGACGGTGTTACTATCCAATAAATTATTGGATATTCCTTTAAATTATTATAAAATTAATATACATTATGTCCGGGATATTATTTATGAAAAACTATTTTAGTTAAATTTAGTTAAATAATATAAAAATAATATATTAATCTATATATCAAAAATGGGTAAATATAGTTGCGAAAAATGCGGTAAATCCTTTTCTCAAAAATCACACTATGATAAACACTTAACTCGTAAAAACCCTTGTGAAATACAAACAGATAAGATAAAAGCATTAATAGACAAGGCAGTTGAAGAAAAAATTATTGAATTAAACACTAAATTAAAAACAAAATTGATTTCAAATAATACAGAAAACAATATTATAATTAACACCACAAAACAAATGGATATATCAAAAATGAGTAAATTAGAGTTATTGGAAAAGTGTAAAGATTTGGGTATTATAAAGTGCAGTTCAAAAAATAAATCACAATTAATAGAACTAATTAACGAAAAAAACAAAGTTGTTGAAGAACCTAAAATAATTTTATCAAACGAGGAAATACCACCACAAAATATGCAAATTAATGAGGTTGATACAAAAACATTAAATGTAATTGATCTGTTTTGTGGTTGCGGTGGTATGTCAAAAGGTTTAACTGATGCAGGATTGAATGTAATTGCTGGAATAGATATTTGGGATAAAGCGGTTGAAAGTTATAATAAAAACAATAATCATAAAGCATTTTGTGAAGACTTAACGCAATTACCTCCTGAAAAATTTAATGAATTATATAATAAAGAAAATAAAATTGTAGATATTTTAGTTGGTGGTCCACCTTGCCAAAGCTTTAGTATTGCTGGAAAAAGAGATAAAAATGACCCAAGAAATGCTTTATTTATGGAATATGTAAAATATCTTGATTATTTTAAACCCAAAGCATTTATTATGGAAAATGTAATTGGCATGTTGTCAAAAAAAACAGAAAGTGGTGAAAATGTAATTGATATTATAATGGAACAACTAAATAAAAATTATAATTGTATTATTAATAAATTATATGCTAGTGATTTTGAAGTTCCTCAAAATAGAAGAAGAACTATTATCATAGGTATTCGTAAAGATTTAAACATAATACCAAAAGAACCAGAATTAATAATCAAATCAAAAGATGATAGAATTGCTGTTAAAACTATATTATTAGATAAAAAAGATGTTGATAAATCATATTATTTAAGTGAAAGAGCGATACAAGGAATAATTAATAAAAAAGCAAGATCTAAAGAAAGGGGTGCAGGATTTGGTGCTCAATTCTTAAACATGAATAAACCTTCATATACAATTCCAGCAAGATATTGGAAAGATGGATATGATGCTTTGTTTCAATATAATGAAAAAGAAATTAGAAGATTAACTATATTAGAATTAAAAAGAATACAAAGTTTTCCAGACGATTATTATTTAGAAGGAAATAAAAAAGACCAAATAATGCAAATAGGTAATGCGGTTGCGTGTAAGTTTGCATATTATCTTGGTAAGCATGTAATTAATACTCTTCAGTAATTAATTCATTCCAAAAATGTGATCCTCTAAATTGAGAATAATTACGACTATTTCCATCATACATTCCACTATCAAATATAATTTTTTTATTTTTTATGCATTTGATAAAATATTCAAAATCAAATGCTTTACCAAAACAAATCTTTTCATATGTATTGCCTATTTTTTTACATATAAAGAACCCCTTTTTATCAAACTTGTTATCAATATGTGGTTTCATTTTTGATGATTTCCATAAAGCAATTACAATATTATCTTTTTGTAAGAATAATGGAAAATCTGTTTTTATACTTATTGTATCCTTTGAAAATGAATAATAAATGACTATATCATTATTTTCATTTACCGTTAATATCTGTCCTCTCGAGTTCCAAATATTGTATATTGGAACACAACTTCCAGACCACGAATATCTGTTTTCCTTTCTTGGATTTGCATTTCCAAATGTCTTAATAAATTCGCTTCTGCTTAATTTTATTTCATCGGTCCAATTGTTGAGGGTATTAATGCTGTTTCTTTTATTTTTTCCTGAAAACGCATATTCACTTGCACTAAAATCGCCAAGTGTGGTTTTACTTGAAGATTTTTTCATTTCATAACCATTAATGTCAGGTTCATTTTTTGCGTTATGCTTTATACCCATTTTTGTTTCTAACCAATGTCCCTCTTTTCCACAATGGTTTATATTTTGTCCTTCTAAACATATTTCAATACCTTTAACATGCGTATTAAATAATGTTATTATATGTTGTTTATCAATATCAATTTCACTCGTGGTTCGTAAAATATCACTCATCTTGTATATAATAATTGTAATTTTTAAGCATTTCATTTCAATTTTTTTATAATATAATATATATATTACGATGAGACTAGAACAAATAGACATAAATAATGTAGTGGTTGGAGAATCATATATTTTACATATTTGGAATCCTGAACCTGAGGATGAAAACGATCAAACTTTATGGATGTATACTGTAGAATTTGTAGAAGAAGAAGGTAATATTTTTAAATTTAAAATAAATAACGAAACACCTAGCTTTGTAACAATAAATATGAATTCAGAAATTGATAGTAGTACACACAAATTATATAAAGAAATTCCAAGTATTCCTTATCGTTCAAATATGAATAATCTATCATTAAATGATCATCGTCCTACTCGTCATGGTGGTAAAAAAAGAAAAATAACAAAAAAATCTAAAAAAATAAGAAAGAAGGGTAAGCGAACAAAGAAAGCTAAGATAACAAAGAAAGCTAAGATAACAAAGAAATTAAGAAGAAAATTAGGTGGTTACGAAGATTGTGGAAAGATGTCAAAACAAGCCGTTGTGAGTGAATATTTACGTATTAATCCTAATGCAGTTTGGATTAAAAACCCATCAGATGATGATTTTATAGGGGTATTTGGTAAAGAAAACTATGATTTTTACTCAAATAACCAAAAAAATTATTTAAATGATATTATTTTATACAAAATACCCCTTTCAGAAAATAATAAAGAAAGAATAACAGAAAAATATCCTAATAAGTATAAAAATGAAGATTTATTTAATTATGGTATTCAACACTTTTGTGAATGTTCGAAAAATGGTATGGGATCACCTATGTGTGAAATATCGATAATAGACAGATGGAATATCCAAAAAAATGCTACAAATCCATACAGTACTACATATAATAAAGAAAATAATAAAAAAAATCCATAATAATTATATTATTTATTAACGATCATTCCTTGCTTTTTTAAGTAATTTTGACAATTCTATTTCATAATCGAAATTATCAACATAATTAAATTTATTTCTGTTATTAGTAGTACCGGGTGTTTTTTTACATATATCTTTACAGTCGCATACACATTTTTCGAATTGTTTCTTCCCGATAGCATGGCAAATTATAGGAGCATGGTTACCCATAATATATCTATTAAGTCTGCTAATGTATAAAGTTGTTTTAATAATCATCATAATAATTATAATAAAATAAAGTAATGTTATTATAATCAATTTTTTAATTAAATACTTGTTTTTTCTGATAATATTCAGAATTTGTTTTGTAATGGTCTTTTTCCAATATTCGAGTACTGAGGTTATTTTCAAATTGTTTGCATACATTAAGTTGAGGATCCATAAGAGGGAAATCCCAACGTTGATTAGGAAGCTCTCGATATTCAAATGCAGGGTGACTAGCTCTAGTCTCATCAACAAATGAAGGAGTTTCTGCGTATTGCATAGACATAGATATAGCTGATTTGTCAATATAATTATTAGTAGATTTACAATCACGATTAAGTGATCTAGATAAACCTTTAAGATCACTTTCTAAATTAACGGTATTTGTTCTTAAATTACCACCCCATTTTGTTAGTCGAATATGTGGGTCTTCAAAATATAAAGGTTTATCTCCATTATTACCAGGAACATTCATAACATATCGTCCAATATCAGTAGATTGTTGTAATTGTTTTTGAATTCTAAGAGGATCATCATGGAAACGAGTAAACATTATAATATATTAACATAAGAAGATAATTTTAAATTAATGTTTTATTAATTGATATTGTAAGTAGATAATTATAAATAAAATAACTAAATGTAAGTAAAATGATATCATATACAACAGCCTTATATTGCACAGCATGAAACCATCTAGAAAAGAATGATTTGTCAACAGGTTTAGAGAGGAAATAAAGAGCAAATGAACCACTAATAAAAATAGTAGTAATAGCGACAGTAATTAATTTATATAGAATAGTATTAACATTAAAATAATTAATGAGTAATTGAGAAATTCCAAGATAAATAGCAAATAAGAAAAGATCTAACAGAGCACTTTTAGAGAAATTTTTACCATAATATTCATTAACTAATTGTTTATTGTTGGTAAGAAGATATGGTATTTTTAAAATATAGGCAATAGTAACAGTTACAAATGTAAATGAAAATATATATGATACTAAATAGTTGTACATATTATATATATTATAACAAATTAATTTAATGGGCGTGGTCGTTGATTTTTTTCTATAACAAGTGGTTCGGGCATAACAAATTCGACTTTGTCGATGATATCTTTGTGTTTAATACAATTAAGTTGAGGATGGACAGGAGCTTGTGGTTCAACTAAATTAGTAGAACCGATACCGAATAAAGTGGATTCAATATCGATGGGATTCCCAGATAATTTTTCTCTAGGTATAGAAGCACAATTAAAACCTAAACCTGGTAAATTAGTGGTATGTGCTTCACCATAAGCACTATTCTGAAATGTTTGGTAAGAGTTTATATCTTGAAAAATTCTTTGTTCGGATGAATAATCTCTGATAGAGTTTTTATTTCTAGTAGAAGCCATGATATAGTATAAGAGAATATAATTTTATAATTTTATAATTTTATAATTTATAATTTTTTAAATATTCTGTTATAAATGTTTTTATTAATAGTGTTTTTATGTAAATATTCTTTTAATAATAAAAATGTATCGTGAAAATAGTCATATGCGAAGAACATAATAATTCCGATATCAAATTTATCTTGAAACATAATATTGGAGAATTTAATAGATAAATTTTTTAAATCGTTATTAGATTCAATAATAGGTTTTAGATGTTCAATTTTAATATCAATAATAGTTTGATTATATTCTTCGATTTTAAAGAATTTTAGAATTTGTTCTCTAAATAAGGTATCACGAAATTCATCATTATCTACATGTATAGAATGATAATTTACATCAAAATCAAAATTAAATTGTGTCAAATGATGATTTTCATGATTATTATAATTTGGTTGCGTTACTTCAGAAGAAGAGTACATATGTATTTTATATAAAAAATATTTTTAATATAAAATAATTAATAATTATTTACGATATGTTTACATATTATTATCTCTAGTTAATTCTCTAGATGGTAATCCACCTCTAATCCAGTTGCTGTCAGCAGCATCTTCGATAAGGTTACTTGGGTTAGCGACAGAGTCTTTAATAGATGGTATTAATGGATAGTTAGAGTATTGGGTGTAACAAATTTCACTAGAAGGGTTAACACTTTTTCTGTTAGTAAATGAATCACCTTGTAAAATTTGTGTTTCTAAAGTGGGGTCAGCACTTCCTTTACCAAGATAAGGTACAGTTAGGTAAGGACGTTCTTGTAAATTTAATTTGCATTTATTAGAAGTATTAACTTTTTTTACTAAAAGAGCAGAATTTGTATCAATATTGCACCCCCCCATACCGACTTGATGAGAACCAGTATAATTAACATTAGGTTGTGTTAAAGCGAAATCAATAGGTTTTTTCATAGCACAGTCATTAGCGAAATGATTAGTTAACATATAGTTTCCATGTTTAACATTTTGCATATCGGTTTCATTTAAGCTACATGTATCATTTCCTATTCTAGACATGTTAAAAAATGTAAAATCTTGTACAGATGCCATATATATAATTAAAAAATATTATATTTTTAATTAAATAATTAATAGTTAGTGTAGCGAGGAGCGTATCTACCTGCAGCAAACTTGTTACCTTCCTTAGTAGAAACCATATCACCATAACAGAATTTAGCGAATCCTTCTTGGTCATTAGGATTAACAGTATTGGGATTAGAAATAAATCTTTGCATGGAGTCTTCAAACATATAATTATCGCCTAAATCTTTGAATAGTCGTTTATCAATCTCTGTATTACCATCATTATTATTTTTAATAAATGATTTGGTTTGTTTATTTATTTCTTCAACAATATTTGATTCATAAGCATTTGGTGCTGGTTTTTTATTAGTATTTCCAGTATAATCAGTAACTAAAAGATTATTCATAGGATTTTTATTACTTACTTTTGCAAACGTTACTTTTTTGTTTTTCTTTTTGTTAGTTTCAAAACCTTCGTGAGCCTCAACTTTTGTTTCTTTTAATAAAAAAAAATAGTAAAAACATATAATACCTATGCTTAAAATACCCGAATAAATATATGTAATATTGCCAAAGATGAAATAAAATGAAATAGTTAGAATGAATAATAATCTAACTAATGAATTTAATTTTTCAGTATCATTCATTTTATTATTAGGCCATATATGAGTAATTTTTTTACTATCAATTAATATCATAGGATTATTTAACCAAAACATATCTTTATTCATATATATATTATTGTAGTTTTTTATTTATTTTTTACCCTTTTTTTTCTTTTTCTTAGGATTATTTTGTTTGTTGGTATTTTGATTTCTAGATGACTTTTCTGGTTTTTCTCCTAAAGAGAATAATATTTCTTCAAGACCTCCTTCATCTAGCCATTTGTTATATTCTTCGTCTTTTTTTTTTGCTTCTTCTTGATTTATTTTATCTTGTTCTTTTTGTATTTTCTTTTGTTCAGCATTTTTGGCAATACGTTCTAACATTTTTTCTCTTTTCATTTCTCTTTCCATGTGGGACTTAAATGCACCTGTGTTAAACTTCGCTTTACGACCAAGATTTGGCATACCAGGCATACCATCAACACCCATTTGTTTTAAAATTTTATTAATATTTCCCATACCAGGCATATTTTCAACTTTTTTCAATAATTCTCCAGCTTCTTCCATTAGTTCACTTTTCTTAATTTCACCTGATTTAATTTTTTCATCAAGTTTTGAACCTGCTTTTTTAACGAGACCCATAATTTTACTAGGATTTTTCATCATGGCTTTTAATACATCATCTGTACTTTCAACATCACCAAGTTCTTTTGCCATTTCTTCTGCGGTTTCCTCTGCAATTTCCTTTGCTAATTGTCCGATTTTACCTTCTAACATAGATGATATGTGTTCTTGAAAACCTTCAAGATTTGGCATAGCATCATTAATATTGTTAGATGTTTCGGTATCTTTATTTTCAAATGTATTCTGGATGTTTTCCATAGTTTCTTTCAGTTTATCTTTAAAATCATTCTCATTAATAGCCTCAAACAGTTTGGCTGTATCACCAAATGATTTTCCATCATTAATGTTACCTACAGTAGCGAATAAAATTAGTTGTAAATACTTCCAAATAGTTTCTTTAATAGTATCACTAACATCATCTAAATTCCAAAGTATTTTAAAATCAATACCGGGTAAGAATGTTAAATCTAGTTCGTCGTTTTTGAAAATATCCTCATTTTGGTATAATATATCAAAAAAACGTTCTGGATATATGTTTTTACAATGCTCAAAAATAGAATCATAATTTATCTGGTTCTCTTCGCTATACAAACGTTTAATATCTTCTTCGGTTTCTTCTGGAAAACTGGTTTTTAAGTCAGAACAAAATTCGTCTATGATTTTTATAAAATCTTCCCGTGCCTTGCTATCTTCCATAATAGTTTATATATATTTTATTTAAATATAAATTAATTATATTTAAATAAATAAATTATAGAGATGAATGATATGCTTCCGAAAGTTTGGATAAATTAACAATATATTTCATACAACAATCTTGGTTATGTTTATCCATATTACGTATAGGTGTTCTGAAATTATCAATTTCAGAAATAATTTTTGAAGATTCATCCATATTTTTTAAATCAGATGTATAATCCTTATCAATAAAAAAGTTAATATCACCACCTAAAATATCGTTTTTATATGGTTGCCAAATATATCTATACCAAACAGATATTAGAAGCTTTGGATTGAATTTTTTAAGTGTTAAAAGTGAGTTTTTAGTAGTAAGTAAAGAGACATTACTAGGGAAAATTTCTGTAATTTCGTCTAGAAAACCTTCGAATTGTGTGTTGAATGTCTTAAGAATAATAGAGAGGTTTGAAGACATAATATAATATTTTGGTATATTCTTTTTAAATATTTACTTAAATATATTAAATAGATTGATTTCCGTGTTTATTAGGTAAATCTTTCTCGCGTGCTTCCATAATTTGTTCCATAGTCATACTACTATCAAGTTTATTAGGTGACCAAGTATCAGGTGGTGTTTCTATATTATCTCGTGAATCATGTACAACATAATTATGCATTTGTCTTGTTCCTCCATTACCTTTTTCTAAGTTTAAATCATCAGAAGATTGGTCTAGATAACTATACATATCGGACATTACACCACTCATAGAACTACCACCTAATGAAAAAGCTTGAGGTTCAGTTACAACATTAACTGCCTGTTTAGTGTTTGTTCGAATATCAGGTCTTAAATAATCATTAATTTGAGAACCAAATAATACATGATGATTTTTATTTAATAATAGTAGTGCCGGTACTTTTGTAACAGATGGCGGTAAAATAACTTGTTGTCCATTATCTAATATTATAAACGTTTGTCCTTTTTCGTCTTTTTTTCTTTTATCGATACAAATAAAATGCATATCATTTTTCACATCACTTTTTGCTAAAGATTGTAATAATGTTGAACAATTTTGACAAAATTTACTATAATACAATACACTGCTCATAGTTAATATTTTATCTTGTTAAATTTTTAAACCAATTTAAATTTATTATTTATTTCTTCTTTTAATTTTTCTAGATACAATAAACAGTCCATTAATTCTTCTTGTGCATGTACAATCCATTCATTTATTTCAAGATTATTATTTTCTAGTGTAGTTCCATATTTTTTTTGTCCAACTTGTGATCTTTGATAAAATTTGTTAATAATGCTGTCTACAATTTTATCACCCGAATTCATCTATACTTGATTATTGATTAATATTTATATTGTTTGTTAAAATGAAATTTATAAATAAAATTGATTTAATTTTAATATTAAAATAATTTATTATAGTATATCATGGCACCAAAAATATTCGATTTAACTGAATCAAAGGGTATTCTAAATTTTACGTTGAAAGACGTAGATGTTTCGATAGCAAATGGCTTACGAAGAACAGCAATATCTGATATAGATACTGTTGTTTTTAGAACATCACGATATGAAAATAAGGAGGATGATTCTGAATTTATTATAAATAGTACAAGATTTAATAATGAGATTTTAAAACAAAGATTAAGTTGTATTCCAATTTATATTACTGACATAGAAGGGTTTCCTTATGAGCAATATATACTCGAATGTAATGTAAAAAATGATACAGATGGAATTATATATGTAACAACACGAGATTTTCGTATTAAAAATATACTAACAGGTGAATACATACCAGATGAACAAAAAGAAAAAATATTTCCTAGAAATGATTTTACAAATGAATATATTAAGTTTTGCAGACTACGACCAAGAATATCTGATGAAATTGATGGTGAAGAAGTAAAATTTACATGTAAGTTTTCATTAGGAAATTGTAAAGAGAATAGTATGTTTAATGTAACATCTATGTGTGTTTATGGTAACACTAGAGATATTATAAAAATTAATGAAGCATGGGATAGAAAGGAAGAACAATATGTTTCGGAAAATTTATCAAAAGAAGAAATTCTATTTAATAAAAATAATTGGTTAGCAGTAGATGCGAAGAGAATTTATGAAGCTAATAGTTATGATTTTAAAATAAAAACAATCGGTGTATTTACAAATAAACATATAATGAAGACGGCTTGTAATGTAATAATAAATAAATTCGTAAAATTAAAGGAGCATATATCTGAAATATCTATTCTAAAAGCAGATTTAATAAATGAGAATGGTTTTGATATTTGTTTGGATAATGAAGGTTTTACTATTGGTAAAATACTGGAGTCGGTTCTTTACAATAGATTCTTTGAAAAAGAAAAGAAAATATTATTTGTTGGTTTTAAGAAAAATCATCCTCATGATAATTATTCATTTGTAAGGGTAGTAATGAACACGAAAGAAGGAATCGATGAATTGAGAATAATTCTTCAAAAAAGTTTTGATGATGTAATTACAATATATTCGGAAATAAAGGAACAATTTTAATTGTGGTTTTAACCTTCTATTATGAATAAAAAATAATAACAAAGTAAGTTATTATTTTTTATGTAATTTTTATGTATTTTTTATTTTAATTTGTGGTTTCTTGCTGTTGAGACGGTTGTTCTGCTTCAACGACTTTTCTAAACTTCAGGTTTAGACAGTACATTAGTAGTCGTTCAGGAAGATTGTTTACGTAATGAATAACATGTGATCTTTGTATTGATTGTTTATTAGGAGCCAAATCCTTAATATATATATCACGATGAATGTTAAACATATGTGTTTTGTATTCATTCGCGAAAGTATATAGGGGTGATTCCTTTTTAATGTAACAAGAAACATAATTATTATAGAGATTTGTAGTAAATGTATGAATTTTTTGTTGATATCCGTACATCTTGCTTGAATACTCAGGATAATATTGTAAGAACTCTTGTAATCGGCCGTTTTTCCTAAGTTCCAAGTAATGATATTCTAGCTTTGGTTGATTACCACGTAAATTTCTAATATATTCAAAATTAGGGTTTCTTATTTTAGTTCTTTCACCTGTAATTTGGTTTTTGATTACAACACCCATAACATTAGGTGGTACTTGATTAGTGAAGTAATGTGTAAGACCGTTATAACCATTCTGGCTAATTTGTTCCTCGTAATCACTAGTACCTGGTGCCTGTGTTGTATACTTAATACTATGTATAGTGTCTTGTTGAGGAACAGCTTTCATATAACAATATGGCATTCTAATTGGGATAGAGAAGTAATTGTTAATAGAAGCCAAGTGATTGTAAACATTAATTTTATCATATTCATAGACATTCCATCCATTACTGTCTTGTTCAATCTCATAAAGGGATATAAGATACAAAGCCTGATCAGTAAATTGTGTAACAATTCTGTTGTCAGGGTGTTGGAATACAAAATTATAACATAGTCTGTTGTCTAGGTAATTGAAATCAATATTACAATTTTCGCAGATATCATAAAACATCTTTGAAAATGTCACAGGATTGCCATCACTCTTAAAGAAATGATTGTTAGCACCAACAAAGCTTTTTGTTGCGATTTCCCAGTTTGTGGTTGCTTTGTTGAAGAAGAGTGAAATCATCGTACCTTCAATAAATTCTTCGATAATAACAGATTGGTTAAGGAAGTTATGTTTATTTGTAAAATAATTATAATCTGTGCTTTTAGGAGGAGTAAAACAAATAAGTTCGTTGTTTTCATTAAATATAATAGAACGTGCAATTCCAAGAGGGAATTCTTTTTCAGATGTATTGTTCATATTTGGTCCAATTTTATTTTGACATAGGTGTTCTTTTTTGTATGTAATAATATTATATTCGTGGATTTTTTCTTCATCTTCGGTATTCTTTTTTTTGTAGTTTTTTATTTTAAATTCTTCCTGACCGACAAGATTGTCGTAATCAGGAACGTAATAGGTAGCTATACTTGGTCGTGCCATGAATTCAGTCATAATATGATATAAATATATATTAATACATTTTTAAATCAATTTTTTTTGAATAATTATTTAAATTTAAATAATATATTATATTATACTAATGTCTACCAATACAAAATTAAAACTAGGTGATATTATTAAAATAGAAGCACCAGGAAATACAGATTTAAACGGTAAAGACTTTATAATAGATTATATTGATAAAAATGTAATAAATTTATTATCGTCTGATATTGAGTATACATTAAAAATATTAGATAATATAATTACAGATAAATCTATCGAAAAAATTATATTATTAAGTAGAAGTGAAAAGGAAGGATTTATAAAACAAAATAATTTAGTTATTAATACATGGATTGATTTGAATTTTGGAGGAGATTTACCAGAAACATTTACAGGAAAAATAACAAATATAGAAAATGATATGATGGAGGTAACTAGGTATCCTCAAACAGATCAAATAATATATATTGATTTTGCATATTCTGGTATTCCTAGAGATCTTGAAATAAAAAAACCGTTTATTGAAATCAGAGAATCTCCGAAAAAAATAAGTGAAATTAATTTACCACAACAGGAACTAGATGAAGGTGAAGATATAGACGAATTTATAAACGAAGATGAAAATATATTACTAGGGGATGCTTTAACAAATTTGAATGATTTCGTATTAGGTGAAGAATTAGAAGACTTAGTACAATATAAAAAAGTTTCTACAAAGGAAAAGAGATTTGGTTTAGATATTCAAGAACAGGATATAATAGATGATATGATATCAAAATTAAGCGATAAGGAAAAAAATGAAAAAAATATTAATGCGATTCATAAATTAGTAAACTATTTTAAAGTTTTAAGAAAGGAATATTCAAATTATGACATTAATGGAAACGTAAGTTCTATACGTAAAATAGAACCAAAGTATAAACCACTAGTAAACTCTTTATGTAATTTAAGTGATAATTTTAATTATATGATACCTGTTATTAAAATGGGGCGTAATGTATATGATATAGAAAGTGGTATTGAAGGTAGGTTTGATGTAATTAATAAAAAAATAGGGGAGGATTTAACACTTTACAACGAATTTTTTGATATCTTTCATAATAATGATTCTACTCTCAACGAAACTAGTTATAATACTTTTGTGCGTAATATTAATAGTTTAATACCTACATATAAATTAAATGATGTGGATGATGTATTTTGTAAAGAGGTCAATACAAATATAGAATGTCTTATAAATAACTATACTGATTTAACATCATCAACTATTAATAATACAAAATTAGATGATAATAAATTTACTATGATGAGGTTTAATAAACAATTAAATAAAAATAAACTCGAAGAAGGTACATTTAAAGATGAACAGCGAATGTTAAAACAAAAATTAACAGACGGTGAAGAGATATGTATAAATTCATTTATTATTTTACCAAAACAGGTAATACAAAAATCAACAAACATGAAATTAATTAATATTCTTGAGAAAATTAAAAGACACGAAGTGTTTTTTAACAATTATGTAAAGATTTTTAATAAACATACATCAATAAAAGAACATAATATTAAAAGTTTATCACAAGAAATAGATTATGATTTTGATGATATTAATTATATTACGTTAGATGAAACAATTTTAACGAATCATACATTAAAAAATGATTTATATGAACAATTCTTAAACAAAATTATACCTAAAACATCTGTTTTAATTACAAAATTTGAGGAAGACTTAGAAAGAGCATTATCTTTTAATGAAATAATTAAATTCTTAGAACCTTTTTTAATTTATCATGAAACTTTAACTTTTAAACAATATGAAATGATAATGAAGTTAATAGATAAAAATAGAAAATTATATGTTAAGCGTTTGAAAAATATGCATGATACTTTTTATGAATATAGAAAAAAACTACATAATGATAATAATGAAAAATATGGCTATAAGGAAGATAAGAATAAATATAAACAGTTTTTTAATTATAGATATATAAATCTAGATGAAATAAACTATACAGAACATGAAATTATAGTGGATTCATTAAATAAAGATTATTCTAATACACTTATATCAACATTAATTGATATAGATTTAATGAATGATGAAAATAATAATATGTTAATAGAATATTTTAAAAAGAAATATAATAAGGATAAAAAAGGTAAGGAAGATGCTTGTGACCCAACAATAGTTGTCGCGAAAAGATATCGTTCTGTAAAAGAATTGGAAAAAGATAATGGCGTAGAGTTATATTTTGATAGTGATTATGACGATACAGTATATGAATTAAATAGTATATATGAAAAGGAAAAATTATCCTTATCGCCAAATGAATACAAACAATTTTTAAAAAAGAAATTAACGGATATTAATGGTATTAATGAAGATAATATAGATTACATAGTAAATACAATTATAGATGGTAAGAAAAAGGTAATCGATGGTCAATATGCAGTACGTGAAAAGTATACGGATGAAGCGGAAGATGATGATGATAGTATAAAAGATATGTATTACGCTTATTATAAAAGAGAGGGATTAAATTGGGTATATGATAATGAATTAACCGATAAGAATAAATTTAAGTTATTACTTATGCCAGAATGTGATATAAAATCTGGATGTATAGATAATGAACAAATAGTTATTAAAGGAGAAATAGAAAAAAAGACTTTCGAAAGAAGAATGAAATCTGATGATAACTGTATTGATAAAAACGACTATTTAATGAATCTTAAGAAGAAAGTAATGAAGAAAATGATGACAGAATTTGATCATACATACGATTATTCTACAGAAAAAATGAAACAGTATATTCAAGATAAAATTGACACATATTCATTAGAATTATCAGATAGAATTAGGAATTATTATTTATCTGAATTAAAGTATAATAATTATTTGTATCAACTTTCATTAACCAGTCCAGAGCAGATTGATATACCAACTAGTCCTTATCAAACGTTATTAGATAAAATATTAATACAAGATAATATATATAAGAAAAATAGTGATATTCTATTATTTTGTAAAAATTGTACTAGGGATGCTGTAAATGATGAGAGTAGGTTTTGGAAATATTGTAGTATATCAGGTGTTCAATTACTACCAATTTTTAGATATGAGTTAGCATTTGAATACATAAAGGATACTAGTTTTTATAAAGAAAATTACAAAAAAGCTTTAAATCGAATAAGGAAAGAATATGGAAAATTGAGTGATGATGGTGATAAATGGGTATCAGAAGAAGGAGGTTGGACAATTGTTGATGTTGAAGACTTCGATGGAGAACAGTATAGTCCCTCGGGTTTTAAGGAAGTAACAGAATCTATTGAAATTGATGAAAGTAATTATGATGAAGACAATTTAATAGATGAAGTATCTAATTTATTAGAAAATAAAAAAGATATTCTAGAATTCAAGCAACTGTATTCAAATTCAAATTCTAAAATAGTATATGAATTAGTTACAATATTTATTAAAGAGTTGGGTATATCTTTGAATCAGGAAACAATAAACTTTATAATAAAATATGTAAACAAATCATTTGAGATATATTTTTATAAGGAAGATTTAAGTGATACACAAAGGAAAAAAGTTAATTTAATATTAACGTTGTCTGTAACGTTGTTAGCAATTCAGTTGAAGGTTAATAATGTAGTTTCAACTAAAACGGTAAAAACATGTAAAACATCTTTTACAGGGTTTCCAACATTTCCAAATGACGGTACTGAAGGTGTTCAGTACATTTCTTGTATTGCATATACATTACGAACTAAGAAAACATCTTTATTTAAAATATTTAATAAAGTAAAGGAGGAAGACATCGTAAATGCGATAATTAGTTATACTAATGATTATATATTAATATTACCTGAAATTCAATCACAAATATATGAATTTCATAATATGCCTAAGGTGAATATTAATAAAGAAGTAAGTATTGATAATTGGACACGTTTTTTGCCACCTGTTATTTCATTTACAGTAAAAACAGAAACAAATGTATCTAGTGAGTTTTTAAATGATATATTATCTCATATGAAAAAAGGAAATTATGATGCTATTTATAATGTAAATATATTATCAGGTAAAACAATTAAATTATCATATAATTTATTTAGTTCAATCCAAAAAATAATATCAAAAAAAACTCTATTACTTCAAACTAAACGAGGAGATTATTTTATGGAAAACTCTTGTTGTGATGAAGATTATAAAAAGACACCATTAGAATACTTTAATGATATAGATCCTGCAATATTAAATTATCACGACATGATATTATTTAATTCAGAGATAATGGACGTTGTTCAATCTATTTATAGACCAAAAATGATATCTTTATCATTATTAAAAAAACCAATAAATTTTAATACATCTAATGAAAAAGATATTAATGAAAATAATATTTACCAAGCAATAATTCATTATTGTAAAATAGGAGATGTAAAAAATGTTAAAAGATATTCACTAAGAAATGTTTGTAAAGATATTAATATTACATTTAATAGTAAAGATACTATAATCGATAAAATTGATAAACTTAAAATTGAAGGTTATATTTTCAATTATAATAATTTAACTGAACTTATGCAGATAGTTAATTCAGGTAATAGAATACATGTAAAACCTTTAGATATTGATATTAGTATTAGTCAAAAATTAAGAATATTATTAGAAAGTGATAGTTTTTTTGAAAATGAGGAAATAAATGATAAATTGTATACAATATTAGATAATTATAATTCATATTTAGATAGTACATCTGAGCAAGATAATATTAATTTACAAACATATATATATGATATTATAGCATTAAAACTTAATAAATTGAGTGAATTTTTCCAAAATAATATTACATATTCACAAGATGATGTTTTAAGATTTAATAAATTTTTCAACGATATTATTACATTTAATAATGTTTCAGAAATAGATGATTATTATGAGAGTGAATACTATCATAAGAATATAGATTATATTAAAAAAATAGTTAAAAATATCGCTAACTTATTCCCATCTATTATAATTAATGAAAGTGATGTTACAAAATATAAACATCCAAAATCATGGAACCATATGTCAAACACACATGTGTCAAGAGTTAAAAGCTTTATAGAAGAAGTTCCAAAGAAAATAAAACCATTCTTTGGTGATATGAATTTTAAAATATTTTTGAAAAGGTTGATTATAAAGACCGATAGATATTATGACATGTTAAATAATATACCTATATATGATAGTATAATAACTAAATTAAAAATTTTAGAACCTGTTCTTAAGCAAAAAACAATATTATATATTTTTAAATATGTTTACATCAAAATTATAGAAATTTATATTGATACTTGTAATGAATTTTCAGAAGAATTGGAATTAGAACAAGTTAATGAGTTTAAAAATAAAGTAGGTATGTTTATTTTTGCAATATTAAATAATGAAATTGATGATATAAAAATGATTGATGTTAACTATGAATATATTATGAAAAAGGTTAAAAGTCAAAAAGAGAAAGAAAAACAAGAAATAACAGATGAATTATATGAAATAGATCAAAATCCAATATTAAAGGAATTAGAATTTTATAAAAAGAAATATAAAAATGACGGAAGATGGGCTATTGGTTCTAAAAAAGAACTTGTTCAGTATGGTAAGAATACGTATGACAGAGAAACTGCTATAATACAAGACATGAATTCATATTTAAACGCCGAGATAAATGAATATAATGATATAAGTATGTTAGGTGAAGATTATAGTGACGGTGTTGATGTAATGGGTATGGTGGAGGATTAATTATATAAATAATCATATTAAATACATATAATATATTTAATTAATATGGCAAGATTTATTGGTGATAGTGATGATATGCAGTTAGATTATATTAGTGATGAAGAAATAGATAAAAATTTATGTGTAATTTGTAAAGTAGATATGGGATCTAATAATCCAAGACAATTATGTAAAAAAACATACTGTGAAAATGAAAAGGATAATAAATTGTGTGAAAATATGGATTGTGAAAGATTTCCACCCGATTGGAATTTTGATGAAGATACAGAAGAAAATTATCAAGAAGGACAGTGGAAAAAATGTGCTTTATGTATTGGATATTTTGATGATGATGGATTGGGTGATATTTTATTTATAGAAGAACAACCTAATAATCAAAGAGCAAAATGCAATTTATGTGGAAAAAATAGAAATATTGTTCAAATGAAAGGTACAGGTCAATATCTTTGTCAAAATGCATGTGATGAAAGTGATGGAGAAAGTGACGAGGAAAGTGAAGATGATTGTGATGATGAAAATGAAAATGAATATAACGATTGTACTTTTAATTATTATATATGCAAGTATTGTGATAATATTACGTGTGATGATAATCCTGATTGTATAACATGCAAAAAAGAAACATGTATGGAATTATATCAAACACATAGCCAGTCAGCTGCATTAATTCTACATAATGAAAAGAAGGTATAAGTTATAATATTTCTTATTGTCCATTCTTTAATCGTAGAATAAATACAGATTATCATATAATAAGAATTTGATTTATACATATGTAATTGTATGATCAGTTTCCATTTTGTATACTATTTAAATACTTAATATTTAAGTATTTCATTTTGATTTTTTTATAAAACAAATAAAATATTATAAAAAAATCTTGTAAAATATATATTAATATGAATAGAATGATTATACGAAAGAATATTACATATATATCAATTATTCTGTTTGTTGCTTTATTTTTTGGAATATATTATACTAAACCTGATTTTGCTTTTAATAATGATGGTACAGTTAAGAATTTTGGTGTAGGATATAAAAGTAAAACAGTTGTACCACTATGGTTAATAGTAATTATTTTAGCAATATTTTGCTATTTAGGTGTTATTTATTATATAATGAATCCAAGATTAGTTTGATCCAGTTATAATCCAAGATTAGTTTGATTCAGTTATAAGAGTATTGATATTATCAGCAGTTTCTTCTAAATCTTCTGAAGATTTTTCACAAACGATAGTGCTCATATATCTATTTGATATAGTATATGCTATAGTTGATAAGAGAACATACCATATAAATTCTGATACCTTATCTTTAATAATTACAATATCGTATAGTTTTTGTTTATATTCTTGTGCTCCTTCTACAGAACTAAATAATGATTCCCACATCGAATTAATATTGTTAATGGTTATAACATTTAACATTATAGACTGGTCTTTGTATATATTATTCATTAGTGTTTTCTTTTCAATAAAAGATAGTTTTTTAGTGTCTTTATCATTAACATCTTCTTTATTAAAAACAAGTGTATTAAATAGATTTATTATTAAAGTATTTGCTTTTAAAAATCTAACAAACAAATAGCCAAATGTGTTTGAGAATGGTGCTTTCCAACCAGGAAAATACAAGAATATTGTGTAGAATATTCCATATACAATAACCCAAGGTAAAAATGATATAAAAGCATGATATGCAATAAGATTATTATTGTCACATTTGTTTCCAATAGTAACAACATTAATTATAAAAATTATTAAACTCATTAATATGCCAAATCTAAGACTAGTAAATCCTAATTGTTTTCGAATGTCAATTTCTCCATTTTGATCAATAACATAATTTTTAAATATAAAATGGATTAAAGAAATTATTGTGAAAAAAATAATTATTATGTTCATAATATTTGTGTATAATATAATTATTTATTATTGTTAAATATATTATACTAATTATAATGGATTTTAGCAAACCATCACTTATTGAACCAAGTGTTAAAATTTTTACAACAGGTACATTAAAACACTGTAAAAAAATACGTGATGAATATTATTCATATGTATTTAATCTAGGGGCTTTTATACTTTTTATTTCAATATTAATTATTTTACTATATTTTAAGTATAAAGGGAAATTAACACCTGAAGAAAAAGAAAAAAAAGAGACAGAGAAAAAACATTATATCTTATCTACAATTAAAAAATATCAAACTATGAAACAAAAATCACAAAATGAATTAATAACAGGATTACCTGAATGGAATAATGAGTATGATAATAAATAATCTAATAGTATAATATATATAATGGAGGAAATTAATGAAAATGTACTTAATGCAACAGATAATTTTTATAGATTAAAAACAGAATATGAGGTAAAAATGAAGGAAGAATATAAAAAAGCAAGAAGATTGTATTTATCGAAAAGAACATCTATGAAAGGTTTTAAAAATTATATTAAGGATTTAAAGTTTCCGTGTGTAAATTGTAAAAGGGATGTAAATAGTATATTTTCTATAAAAAATTATGAATTAAAAGCTAAATGTGGTGATTTAGAAAATCCTTGTAGATTGAATATTATAATAAATAGGGGTATATATTTACCATATGAAAAAATATATAATGGTGATGGTATTATAGAAGGTATACGTGATACGATTAATGATTTAAAATTGAAAATTATAGATGTAAAGACTAAATATATATTAAAATTAATAACTGATGTAGAAGCTATGTCACTATTTGATAAATATTATGAAGAAATACAAGGGGATATTGAAATGAAAGCGATAAGGGAAGATATGTATATTCAATTAATAAATAATGAGATAAATGATGAAACGATTAAAGAAAAACTTTTGTTAAGAAATAATGTAATACAAGATATGAAAAAAAAAATGGCTGAATATAAAGAATCAGAACGTAAAGATAAAGAAAAGTTAGTAGAAATAGTCGACACATATATAACAGTATTAATACCAACAATAGATGATTTAAATAGTCTAACATATAAAGTAAGAGAGATGAACAGTTTTAATTTAGATAAACAAATTATAAGATATAGTGATACACAACAGATATATTATGACCCTGAAGATAAATCAATTATATCAAATGTATATGGAGATGCACAATTAAGAAGAAATAATATACCTGAAATATCAGATGATGAAGAGGAGTATAATTTCGGAGATTAATATTTTTTTTTTCATATATTAATGTATATGCTGTTTGATTACATTATTTTTAAATACTTTGTTATAAGTTTAGCCATAGGTTTATTTTTTGTATATGTTGTTGATACACCAAAAAGAGTTGTATTTATAACACCAAATGTTGATAATTTAGATAAAGTAACATATAAAGACAGTAGTGATAAATGTTTTAAATATATGGCTTCTGAAGTAAAGTGCCCGTCTAATTCAAAAAAAATAGAACCACTAGAATTACAGTAGTATAACATTAATGATTTTTATATATTTCCAAAAATAATATAATATTAATGTATATGATTGCTTTAAAAAATATGATGAATAGTGAAACAGGACGAAAATTTATGTCTATTATATTAGGTTTTGGATTAGCATCTTTATTCAGTAAAGTATGTAATGAAAGAAATTGTTTAGTATTTAGAGGTAAAGATCCAGCAGAAATAAAAGATAAAATATTTAAATCGGATAATAAATGTTATAAATATGATTTAATCAATACATCATGTAATACTAAAACAAAAATATTAAGAATTGCGTAATCAAAATATCATTAAGATATATAAATAATATAATGAGTGATACTACTGCTTTAGACGATTTACCATCAGCTGCTATTTCAGAGCAAAATAAGGAGATTGCGAATGAAATTGTATCTGGTATTCAACAGGCTTCTATGAATGGTGGTTTAGAATTGCCAAATAGAGATATTCCTACAAATACTTTGGGTATTAATAGTGATATTCAAACAACCCCTAATTATATTCCTTCACCGTCAGAAGATTATATAAGTAGTCATGAAACATCAGAAACAGTATTAAATGAAAGTAGGATGGAGGAAAAAAGAATGGATAATTTTAATTACTTATATGATAAAGCTCATATTTATTTGTTGATTGCATTTTTATATTTTATTTTTCAATTGCCTGTATTTTCTAAATCGATGATGAGATATCTTCCTTTCTGTTTTGGAGATGATAAAAATTTAAATTTACAAGGTGTGCTTACTAAAAGTGTTTTATTTGCTTTAGTTATATTTTCTTTGAGTGAAAGTATAAATTATGTAAGTAATTTATAGTTTTCTCTCGTTGCTTACTTAAAAACCTATAAATATGTGGGAGACATATATCTCGTATATTATACCACCCTTCCTATTTTATACAGATGTTAGAGAATATAAGAGAGAAAGAAGTATTTTATAATAATTATAATATTATATAATACATTATGATAATAGTCAAAGAATTTATTGGAATGTTGGGAAATAACATTATTCAACTCTCTAATATTATTGATATTGCTATTGCTTACAAACATAACATAAAATTTAATGTTAATCACACAAAATTTGATTTAAACATAATATCAGAATATTTTCACAAATACGATAATAAAGAAGTAATAACTAATAGTCGAAATTTTCATTATTATGATAGACTAGGGTTTCCTGTAGAAATATTTGAACAACATGTTGAAGAACGAAATAATTTATTAAAAGAAGCATTTAAAATAAAGAATGTTAATATAATAGATGAGAATAATTTAGTTATCCATATAAGAGGTGGTGATATATTTTCACATAAACCTCATTGGGCTTATGTTCCACCTCCGTTATCATATTATGTTAAACAAATAGAAAAGCGTAAATACGAAAAAATTATTATTGTATCCGAAGATACAAAAAACCCTGTTATAAATAAATTACAAGAAATGTATAAAAATGTTATTTATAATAAAAATAATTTGGATGTTGATATAAATATAATATTAGGCGCCACAAATTTAGTATTTAGTGTAGGAACATTTGTGCCTGCATTAATGAAGATGTCAGATAATATTAAATATCTTCATGGTTCTGAGTTTGATATTGAAGAACTAGAAGAATATTATAAAAAAATGAAACCTTGGAATAACACAGAAGAACAGAGAAAATATATAATGAATTATAAATATTAAATATTATTACATTAAAATACTTAAAAATGTCATACATATTTATATGGATTAAATATCCTACGCCTCAATGGCCAAGTGGTAAGGCGTCAGTCTTGTAAACTGAAGATCGCGAGTTCGATCCTCGCTTGAGGCTATTATTAAATTTATAAATTTAATCCTTTATAAATTTAATTGATAACTTACATAGAATTCATACACATAGAATATACAAGGCGAACGTTAAAGTAAAGTAAGAAATTATTTAATAGAATAAACAAAAGAACAGTAAAGTTTTTACCCTTATCCATAATTGACATCAATAACGTAAATATAGCACCAAGAAGAGTTAAAAGAGCCAATATCATAATTACATAGAAGTAATTACAGTATACTTTTCCCGAAAGGGGTCCTAAAATATTATCAAGAACCGTATCCATTATAATATAACACAATAAAATAATTATAACAGTTTAAAAAAAAAGTTATTATTTATTATAATATGCTAAATAATATTAAAAAATATGGGTTGAAGTTATTCGATGTATCATTAAGAGATGGATTACAATCAATACCTAGAGTTTTAACGATTAATGAAAAGAAAGATATTTTTCATAGAATAATAAATAAATACACTCCTGATAACATAGAAGTTGGGTCTATTGTATCAAAAAAAGTACTTCCTCAATTTCATGATAGTATAGAACTTTTTAACCATGGAAGAATGATAAATACAGATAATATGTATTTACTAATACCAAATTATAAAAATTACGTTAAAGCAAAAAATACGGTTTATAATATAAGAAATATTTCTTTACTTACATCTACATCAGAAAGTTTTATTAAAAAAAACACTAAAATGTCCGAAGCTCAGAATTTAGCTAATTTACGGTTAATACTAGAAAAACGTAGAAAGAATGAAATTGATAATATAAAATTATATATATCATGTATTAGTGAATGTCCAATTGACGGTAAGATAGATAATGATATTGTAGTTGAAAAGATATTATCATATTTTTCATTTAGCGATATTAATGAATTTTGTTTGTCAGATACATGTGGTACTTTATCATATATTGATTATAAATATATTATAGATAAGTTATTATCAAAAACAGACCCTTCTAGAATTGGGTTACATTTACATATTGGAGATAATTCAGATGAAATAAAAAAAATTATAAAATATTCGATTAATAATGATATTAAAAAGTTTGATGTATCATGTTTAGATAATAGTGGGGGGTGTGTAGTAACTATGAAAAAAGATAGAATAAATTCTAATTTAACATATGAACAATTAGATAGTATGTTAGAAAAATAATAATATTTTATTATGATATATTATATGTCTAAAAGCACTAGATTAGGTATTAATACAAACTTAGGAAGTAATAATAATATAGCAGATAACAGAAATTTTATATTAGGTAGTGTTGGTGCTAGAAATAGAGCTAATAGAAATGCATTAATAAAAAGAGTAACACCTGAATGCCCATGTTTTGATGTTGATGTTTACCCTTATATTGAGAGAGGAATTAGTTTAACATCATTATATATACAAGACGATTCAACATTTGATAATAATAATAAAGATAGTTATGTATTACAAGGTTCAAATAATTTAACAGAATATAGATTAAATAAACCATTTACTGTAACATATGACAAGATTAAGAAAACATTATATTTCATCAGTACTAATAGTAATGTATATGTAGCAGATATTAGTTTTACACCTCTTTTTATTGGTTCAAATGCAAAACATCCAAGACCAAGTCAAAGAACTACACCTGAAATTGAATTAAATGGTATTAGTACTATTACAACAGGTAGTATTGCAGGACCATTAAACGATGGAATTGATGGAGGAACAAATATTTTAACAATAAATGGTAAAGTCGCGTATAAGTATAGTGAAGATACAAGTACTAGTTATTTACCAGAAACAGGTATAACTGTAAATAGAGGCGATGGTGATATAACATATTTACCTTTCTCAGGAGATACAGACACAGGTGATTTTATTGAACCTCAACCTGAACCTGAACCTGAACCTGAGTCTGAACCCGAACCAGAACCCGAACCTGAGTCTGAACCCGAACCTGAACCCGAACCTGCACCCGAAACTGAACCTGAGGCTGAACCTGAACCTGAGGCTGAGCCTGAACCTGAGGCTGCACCTGAACATGAGCC